AAACGTCAATCATTTGAATTCACACTCCACCATAATCTCAGTCAGACAAGCCAGAAGGTTTATTTCTTGATCCGCAACGAAGGCAATCTGATACTGATACTTAGCAATGATAAGCACAGCAGCAGGAATACTAGAGTTTGCCAGGGATGTATAAAGAGCATCGTAAATACGGCGGAGAAGTACCCCAGAATCATTATCCAGGTTATCCACCACCCACTTCCGAACTTCAGGGAAGTTCTTTTGTTTAAGGTTTTGAATGAGGTTGTTGACTTTGACATCAGAAAATGTCGCCAGGATTCCAGCGTCAATCGCTCCACCCGACGAGTATCGCTGTATTTCATTTAGTACTCGACGCCAATCAGGAAAATGTTTGTTGATTAATTCTACCAGGACCTTGTTATCATATTCAACACCTTCTGTATCCAAGATCGTTTTGATACGCTTGAAGAAGGATGCTGCAATTCCTTGACGCTCTTTTCCTTTGATTCCAAACTCGATGACTGCACATCGGGAGTGAAGTGGTTCAACGATTTTGTTTTTGTAATTGCAGGTGAAGATGAATCTGCAGTTGCCACTAAACTCCTCAATAAACGCCCGTAGGAGGAGTTGTACGTCGTTCGTTGTGTTATCTGCCTCATCAATGATGATGACTTTGTGTTTTGCAGTTGACGCAAGCGAGACGGTCGAAGCGAAATTCTTCGCATTATTTCGGACAGTATCAAGGAATCGTCCCTCATCGGATCCATTGATGACATAATAGTCTACCCCAAGTTCATTACAGAGTGCCTTTGCAACCGTAGTCTTACCACACCCTGCAGGGCCTGCAAGAAGAAGATTAGGCACCTCCCCTTTATCTAGGAAGTCAAGGAAAGTTTTTTTAATATTGTCAGGAAGTATACACTCTTCAATTGTACGTGGGCGGTATTTTTCCACCCACAGAAATTCATCACGCATAATGTAAAAGGTTTAATCAACCAAAAGTGGAATCGGGTTCCAGTGCAATGTAATAAGTCAGATCATGGTTCTTGCTAGTGAACCGAGAGAGAAGTTTCTGAGACACAACAACATCATAGGTTCCAGGAAGAATCTTGATATTCTCTACTTTGAAATTGAAGTTAAAGGTGGCATCAGTTTCACCAACAACCTCTTCGTGAGCATTAGATGTATCGTTCTTCTTATCACGAACAACCAACTTCACAACACCTGCTTCACCAACAGCAGAGATATCAGGAAGTTGATAGACAGCCGCTGCCTTCAGAAGTTTCTCAAGGACAGTGGTGGTAAGTTCAAAGCAGACATCTTCACTGGGAAGTGAAATCTCTTTGTCGGGAGGAGTGACGATAACAGAAGGATCAGCAAAGAAATACTTCGAGCGAGAACGTCCTTCTCGGATCACCACATAACCGTCATTGGCAAAGTCAAGTTCAGGTTTGTGGTGCAGACTCAAACCATTAAGAAACTGGTTGAGATCATAGATGCCAAAGTCGCGAGCAAACTCTTCATTGATAGTTGCTTCTGCAAGGATGTTCTTCATCACACTAATGGTGCGAAGTTTACTACCCTCTTTGAACAGAATAGATTGATTGATAGAAGAAAAGTTCTTAAGGAGAGAAAGGGTAGAATCAGACAGTTTCATAGGATTACGAATTTTCATCACTGAGGGTAAGTTTCACGTTGTGCATTCTTGTCGTTGAAATGCATCAGTAGCACAGCATAGTGCAAAATCTTCATAATGTCACGTCGTGCAGTGCCCTTCTTATCATATCGAGACGCATACTTGAGGATATTGCTGCGGCAGAAGGATTCACCATCACCACACGCTTCAATCAAATCAAGTGTTTGTACTTTATCATCACCAGCAGAGTAATGTTGGTTGTATGTTGCAGAAATATAATCAGTCAGTTCTTTCAGAATACGTTCTTCACTGTATTTAAATCGAGATGGATTGTTGCTTGTAGTCATATCAAGGTTAAGGGAAATGTGATCTTCACCAAGTCCACCAGTAACATAAGAAATGTCTTCTCCTCCTGTCAGAGTGATTTTTTCTTGTGCCCAGAAGTCATTGTAGTCTTTTTCAGTTGCTTCACTAATGTTACTACCAAGTGTAGTAACTGCATTTTGTTGTTTTTCAGACATGGCGTCGTAAAGAAAACTCCAGGAAGTCATAGTTCAGTATATCAGGATTGAACCTGCTCGTCAACGGGCATCTCGAAATCAGCATCAACTTTATCGTACAGTTCCAAGAATGCCTGCTTGGTTTCATCATCGAAACGATTCACACAAACTTGAATTGCCTTCGCTTTGTCACCAAAGATGTTGAATGCTTTGACGATGTGAACCAGACGACGGGTGCTGATAATCTCTTCGATACCACCATCATAGAAAGTCTTACGAATGATATCTGCCCAGTCAGCAAGACGCTTACAGAAGGTTTCATCCGCACAAAGTTTGCTGAGAATCTTGGTTTCAATAGCAGATGTAGGATACTCCTGTTCAAAAGTTACAGGGAACCGCTCAAGGAATGCTTCGTTGAGCACATTAGTTCCAATGAATCGTCCGTCGTCGCTACCTTTACCTTTGGTGTTGGCAGTGGCGAATACTTGGAAACCTTCTGCGGGCGCAACCCATTTGCCAACCTTCTTGAGGAAAACTCCTTTTCCTTCAAGAATAGATTGAAGACAGAGGATTTTGTTTGAGGCGAGATCGATCTCGTCAAGGAGCAGCACAGCACCCCGTTGCAAGGCCTCAATAACTGGGCCATTGTGCCAGACGGTGTTGCCATCAACAAGACGGAAACCGCCGATAAGATCGTCTTCATCTGTTTCTACTGTAATGTTTACACGGATGAGTTCTCGTCCGGTTTGGGCACACGCTTGCTCGACAGAAAACGTTTTACCATTACCCGACAAGCCCGTGATGAACGTAGGGTAGAATACACCGGACTGAATAATTTTTTTAATATCTGAGAAATTACCAAAGCGGACGAAGGAATCATCTTTCAGAGGAATAAGGTTTTGTTCTACAGCAGGCATGGCTGCAGGAGCACTATACGATACTTCCAGTTCTTGAACAGTCTCTTTTGTAACTTCAAGGTTCCACTTACCACGTCCGACTTTGTAATCAGTCAGTTTGTTGGTGATAGTCTGATAGTTGAAGTCATTCATCTGACAGAATGCCTTGATCTCGGCAGAAGTCACCGACTCGCCATAGGATTCACGGAGACAATCGATGATGCTTTCTTTGGAGAGTGCCATGTGCCTTTGTTGTTTACCTGCTTATTATACACACAAAAAAGGGGGGTTGCTGCCCCCTTGTGTTCACTTTTCAAACCGTCCATACTTGAACTTCATCGCCTGCAACATCCATGCTTGAGCAAGACTTCGCGGCCCTTCAAGCAGAACCTTCCGAACCTTAGGATCGGATTCCATCTGTAATGCTATTTCTTTCCAGTTCATGCCACCAGAGAGATGAATTCTCCCAATACTTTTTTATTTAGTTTTTTAGTCTTCAAACTTTTAGCAAATGCTGACTTAATCTTAGATTTGGTGGCACCTTCATCAACTTCAAACTCAACCTCTTGAGCAAGAGCAGTACAAGACATACCGAAGTATGCATCATACCCAGAGTTGCGAATTACAAAAGACTTTTCTTTTCTCCACTCAGTCTGCAGTTTCGTGGTTTCATTGTAATCATCATTATACAACTTGATAAAACCATTGGCATCACGAGGTGCAAGCAAACGAATACCAATGAAGTTCACAGTAGGAAAATTATCCTTTAGATTCTTCAGCATCACGTCAGTAAAACCATTAAACCCTCCAGACTCAAAACTGTACATATTACCAGTCTTACGATCACGAAGAATAGTCTTCCAATATTCGTGACGTGCATGTCCCAAAAACTCAGCATTGTTCTCCCAATAACGCTTGATCAGTTTGTGACGGCTGAGAGCACATGCTTCACCATCAGTCAGAACTACACACTGAACTTTCTGCAGTTTATTTTCACGTTGAAACTTAGGAAGAATCTGATGAAGTGACACAAGTGCTTCATTCAAAGGAGTTCCTGACAGAGCCATCTTCCTACCCCAAGTATAAGCAGAGCGATAAATCCTGCAGAAAGCAACAGCATGACGCCAGATGTTAATCATCTGATGCTCCAGATCTTTGGCAGATACTTTGCTGGTAAGAATGTTCAGAAGATTGAAATCATTTGGAACACAAAGAAGATTTTCTTTCTTTTCATAATGATCTACAAGTTCATGGTAAAAACCTTCTTGATTTCCATCACCCCACTCATTGGTGAATGCGTAAACGTCAAAAGGAATTCCAACTTTCTTACAGAACCACAGCAGATTGAACATCTGCTTACAAGTATCAAGAAGAGTGTATTGCATAGAACCACTCCAATCGAGCATGAACACA